CACTCATTGCAGATACGACCACAACAATCTTGTGACCGTGATCATGCCAACGCTTAACACGACGAGCAACATTTAAAATGCGCTCGGGGGTACCCATAGAAGTACCGCCATATTTTTGAACGATTAATGCCATATTGCCTAAACCCTTGTATTAAAACAGGTAAAGTATGTTCTTGCTTCCTTGGTCTCATATTATGTACACCGTTATGTACATAAATGAAATTACTGCGATTTTTAGCAAGCCGTAAATTCGGGACAGTATATAGTAACGGAAATATGCTAACAATCATTGATCTGGACTAATTTAATCAAGTTTACTGATTGTTAGCTTCTAAACTACTTATATAGCTTTTTTTAAAAGCTCTTTCTTTTGGCATTCATTTTCCCACTCAATTACATCAGTAGTGAGGTAACGCTTCATAGTTCCGCCATCAGAACCAAAAGCTGGAGCAGGGAATGGAATACCCCAAGGTGTTCGAATTTCCCAGCGGTTTAGTGTGCGCTTGGTAATATGAAACATCTCACACACACTGTTAGATGTAAGATACTTATTCAATTTCACCCCTCCCTACTTTCCGCTTTAGCTTCATCTATATATTCAATTGCATCTTTCATGTTGAGAAATCCGAACAACTCTTCACCACAATTTTCATCATCAAAGACTTTATATGCGAAGGTGCTACTCTCATCCATTTCGATATATAAGCCTTTATAAATAACCCCTGTAGTCCACTTCGAAATAAAGAGCTTTACATCAAAATAAGCCATATCAAATTCACTCATCCCTCAGCTCCCGATTCGCTTGCTTCTTGAATTGCGTCTAAAATTCTCCAACCATCTAAACGTAATACATCACTTGTAATGCCGCTAGCTTCCACTTGCTGTTCAACCATCTTTTCAATTGCAACAACAACCTCTCTAGTTCTTGGTACAACAATATGAGTCTCTGGCACCGCCTGAGCTTTGGCTTTATTCCAAAAATTCCATAACTGTCGAGCCTGTTCACGCATAAAGAAGACTTCACCATCCATAATTGAATAGCTGAATAGATCCTTATTCTTATATGTGTCTGCTAGATTAGGAACAAACCAAAGCTCCACAGCTTCTTTCTTGAAAGTTTCAATTTGAGCTTCTAGCTCTCTTTCCTTATTCAAATCTGTCATGCTGCCACCTTTGCCTTAATACGCTCTTGATATAACTTTGAGTAGTACTCTTGAGCATGTGGAATTTTGTCTTTGATCTTTTGGATCATTGCTTCGTCACGTTTATAAGTGACAGTTGTTAAACGCTCTCTAAGGTCTATACGCTCAACTAAATCAATTAGTTGTTCTCTATCATCCCAATCCTTTGTAAGCTCAATAGGGCAAGGGAATAGCCAGAAATCAACCTCCGCAACATCACAGTCGTAAAGCCACATGTAGCCTTGCATCTGCCAGTCATAACCAGCTTTCTTTGCCTTTTCTTCGGCTTCATCCTGAAAGAATGGATGGGTGCCAATATCCCAAGTACATTTAGTATCAATGATTAACTTATTGTTTGAATCGAGCACATCACATTCACCTGTAATTAAGTCATTACTAACTCGACCACTGTGTTTTTGAAGCTGCTTAAAACGAACCTTCCCAGACAAATCAATTGCAATATCTTCAAGTGCATTGCCTTTGGCTGTGTACTGATTGCCTTTGAAAGATCTGAACGTTGTTAAATCCTCTTTAACAATCGATCTAATTTCAGTCTTTGCTGCATCACTGAGAACTGAGCCTTTAATTTTAGGTTCGCCTATAAGTTTATGCAGTCCTGAGCATCTGAATAGTTTCATTACTGAGCCTCCACAGCTATGCGCTGAGCATCAGAAAGCTCATAGCCATTCAGGATGTAATCCTTATTAATGGCACCAGCGTTTAACTGATTTAATGCAGTATTAAAAGCATCATCATCAAGCTGTGGCTTCTGCTCAATCGCAACAACACTTTCTTGGTGATCAATGTATTCAAAGTCGTTTGTTGCCACATCATGAACAATAGATTGATCTGCTAATTGTGCAGTTTGCATTTCAATTGAAAGAGGGGCTTGTTTTGACAACAAAAGCTTAGTAACTGTTTTCAATGCCATTGCTTCAAAGTTATCTTTCCAAACACCACTACCAAACTTATATGATTGGCTGTATTTGCCTGCATGCTTTAAAACATCTGCTTTACTCATGTATAGCTCGGCAGTGAAGCCATTTAATAACTTGAAGAAAGCCACATAACCAATTGCCTCGCCTACATTGGGAATCGTCCAGTCGAACTCATACCCAAGCAGAGGATTGGCCGAAACTAGTTGCCCCTCATAAACTGGTGTTGCCGCAATACGTGCAAACTGACCAGACCGTTGAGCCAATTGAATAAAGCCCTTGTAGCCCATTTGAAATTGAGCTTCATTGCTTTCCTGCCATCTGCCTTGTTCATCTTTAAACTTTCGTTTGTAAGGCACAATGTATGCAAAACCTAAGTTGCTATTGATTGGCAAATCTAACGTTGCTGCCATCATTGCTGCATTCACCACAGTTGCAGGAACTGCATTTTTAAGGTGCGGTTGATTAGCAACTTGCATTACAGAAGCTAGGAAACCTTGAGCTTTCTTACCTAGAATTTCTTCAAACTTCTGGCGAATCTTTACATCACTTACATACTGTTTGATTGATACGGGAGCATTATTGGCAACCTGATTTTCGGTTTTTACCGGCGCATTCATAATCAAGCCTCCACTTCACTGAAGTAGTATTCTGTTTTCATGACTTGCTGTTCTTCGCAATTCACAATACGAGCATCACCAATCCATTCAACCTCTTCAGGCTCGCCATGTTTACCGCCACCATAGTAGTAATCCCAAGCAACCCAAGTGCCATTAATATTCATAGCAACAGCATCAATTTCATAATGTCGAGACCAGTTTTTAGGCTTTAGATCTGCCACCTTGCCAGAGCTTCGAACCTCTTCACGACCATCTTGCATCGCATCGTCGTATTCAAGTTCATCAAAAATTAAATCAATGTTGTCTTTAGTAAGTTTGCTTAATACAACTGCGTTGCTATCATCTTCACCAAAAATTTCAGGGAAGTTTGAAGCAATAACACCCGAAAACTCATCGTAAATTTCCAAGCCACGTTTAATAATTTGATATTTAATTAACTGTTGTGCATTCATAATCTTCTCCTAATTCTTAAAATGGCAGCTGCTGTGTAGTGTCTGCATAATGGACTTCTATTTGCCCCTGTGTAGATTCCTCAATCAGCATCTTGAAGTAGGCCATTGCTTCAACAAGTGTTATCTCTGTTGTTGCAGCGGGTCGACGCACTAAAATATCAACCGCTTCTAGTAGTTTTCTTTTTTCTTGGACCTGCATCACACCACTCCTGCTTCTTCATCTGCCAATTCTTCGGCGTAGTACTCAAGCTGTTTATTTAGTTCAGCCACCTGTGTTGATGTAAGTTGAAAGAGAAGGCCGATAGGAGTCTCCACATATTCAGTTCCAACCACTTCAACATGTGTGCGGTCATCTACTACGAGTTGGTCGTAAAACTGATCCCGACTGTCCTCTGGATTCATTACTGAGCCAATTACTCGAACTTGCTTAACAACATCAGCAACAATCTTGCATTTCAAAGTTGCACAACCGCTTTCCAATTCAAATAAAACAGTTGTGTCATTAACTTCAAACTCGCTAGAGACTTGAAGCATTGGGAAAGAAGGGCACAGTAACTCAGGCTTGCTAACTAACATATTCATGAGTTAGTACCTCGTATCTTTCTGAGTTGCTCTACGACTTGCTTGATTTCTTCTTCGGTGCGCCACACGCCAAAGTTATAGTTGTAATGTGCTTGATGCTCATCTACGCAATAGCCACTTCTATTTGTGTCATTGATATAAAAAACCTCATCACCCACCTTCGGCTCAAAAGGTTTCGGCAGTTCAAGTTCAACCTTGATGGTTTGGGGTTTGAGGCGCCATTCAAAACGAGTATTAATCAAGTCACCCAAGGAGAACTCTTCCTCATCCCGTTCAATGTTAAGGTCTTTCCATTCACCACCACCTTGAACGTTGAATGCTGAACGAAATTGAACCGATTCACCTTTTTTGATTAGTGAAGGGATATCCGCACCGCTAATCAAGGCTGGGCCTTCTGTAGGGCGTTGCCATACTATGTTTGATTGATTTACTTCTAAAAATTCTGAAACTGTTGTCAACTCTGCTTTTTTGCAGTCCATCCACTCATCAGTATCCCAATGGATGTCTTCACCCTTCCAGAAATAAACTCTTTCCATTATTGGGTAATAAATAGCGGTTGTTGCCCCATCAGGAATCTCAATCCAGTCTGGATTTCTTGGCATATTCACTGACTGCTTAACTAAGGCGTATCCATCTTTAGGATCTAAGTATTCTTTGTAGTTATCCATGAGAGGGCTCCTTAGCTAAAGGTTGCAAGTCCTTTGCATAAACAAAAACGTTTGTATATGAGTAGTTGCCAGTAGAAGTTTCTAAGCCATCATTACAATCAACATCCCATACATCATGGTGTGTGTTGCCTGATGTATCTTGTTTTGATTCATGCCATCTAACTAAAGAAACCACTTTCCCAATATTTGATTTTTGGTCATCATTTGCAAGAACCGCTAATTGACCAGGTTTGAAATTTGACATCACTTCACCCCCTCAACCTGAACGCGAACATACATGTTCTGTTTTGCTTTGAATTCGTTTGCTGCTTGTTCGTCTGCACAGCCTTTTAAGAATGCAAATGCAATGAAGGTGATAACCCAGAAAGCTACGAATGCTTTCGAGCCATCCTTAAAGGCTTGGCTAAACTTGTACTTTTCAATTCTTTGATTCATACTTATCTCACTCATTGAGTAAAAGTCCCTCTCCGTCGAAAGCTAGGGGCTTTTTTGTTATCTAGTGAGATAATAGTAAACGTGGTGTTTACTGTAGTCAAGAAGAAAAGCAAACAAATGTTTATTATTTTGTTTTCTTGTTTCTAAACATAGACATAAAAAAAGACCGCATTAAGCGGCCCTTTTGAAACACTATGTTTATTTGTTTACGGAAGTGAGTTCTGTACGTTAAATGCGTAAGCAACTACACAAAATTCCTGATCTATTACTTCCTCAGCTGTAAGATATTCATCTGGGTACTCTTCCTTGTTCTCGCTAACTATCTTAACGCCACCTTTTGGCAGCCTGTACAAATACTTAAATTTAAACAAACCCCCATGGTTAATTGCATAAATTTTACCATCAACAATATTCGTTCTGCCTACATCAACATATACGGTAGCACCGCTATTAATAACAGGAGACATTGAGTTTCCAAATGCCGTTAGCGCATAAGCGTTTGAAGGTTCAACACCATATTGCCTTAAGGTCGCCTTACTTAATCTTAATTTTCTTGTTTCATTGCCGACCATTTCAGCTAAAGACCCCGATCCACATGACACTAATACCTCTTTATAAAAAGGTATTTCCACTTCGTCATTATCTACTGGAGTGTCTGAATCCCACTCTACTACTTTAGTTACATTTCCCTGTGATTTACTTCCTTCCCCTTTAAGAATCCAGTTAGCACCAACACCAAAAATAGCAGCTGCTTTAAGTGCGCCTGCCTTTGACACCCCACGTTTCTTCCAGTTTGTAATTGTCTGTGGGAATTCGTCAATAGCCTTGGCAGTTTCTTCTTGTGTCATACCACTTGCTTCTAAAAGTCTTAGCACCGAAGGGTGAGCTGGCTTTTCGTCTTTCATCACAGTATCCAAGGTTTTCATTAAACACATTATCCAAAAAAGTAAACACTTTGTGTTAAACAAATGATTTGACAATAGGAAACATGATGTTTACCATGTACTAAACAAATGTTTACTTGAGGCGACCATGTCAATTGAAGCTGACAAAGAAATTCTCTTGAAGCTTGGTGGCTCTACAAAAGTGGCAGAGCTGCTTGGCTTCAAAGATAAGCAACGTGTCCAGAACTGGATGAAGCGTGGAATACCAGCAAAGATCAAATTGCAGTATCCACACATTTTTTTAAACCCAAATATTCAAAGTCATAACGCTGCATAGGAATCACCATGAGCAAAGTATCAAATGAATTGCCTGCAAGCGCTAGCAATAACGAATCGCTCATATTGCAAGCACTAAATACTAGCAATCAAAGACAAGTGGCAGAGATGGTTGGAGTAGACGCAAGTACTTTATCAAGAATGAAAAGTGATAAGAAAAACAATGGGTTGACAGAGATTGAGTTTATTAGCTTTTTGTTGACTGCCATTGGTTTGAAGGTAGTACCGGAAAGTGATGTGTATTGCGCTCCTGAAATTGTAGAAGCAACACGTGTGATGTTGGCGCGTGCATTCACTTCACCAGAGTACATGCGGATTTTATTCAAATAAAAAAGCCTGATCTCGTAAATCAGGCTCAGTGTTCAAACAAGGTAAGTCATATGAACAATCAAATAGTAACACATCATTCCAGACAGGTGAAGCACCAATGGAGTGCTAAGGGTTGGGAGAAATGATGAGTAATAAAATCGTTAATGAAATTCGAAAACTTCCAATTGAAAGCACACCTAAGATGCTTTTATGGGTTATTTCGGATATTGCCGATGATGAAGGTAATACCAGTTGGTATGCGCCTAGATCACGCTTAATGGAAGAAACAGGGTATAGCAGAACTACGATTGCTTTGTGCATTTCTTACTTAAAAGAATGCGGCATTTTGAATGTTGCAGGTGGGAATGGAAGACAAAATCAGTATGTAGTTTTACCTGCGAACTTCAATCCATCAATTAAATATGAGCCTAAAAAATACACTAAACCAGTCAGCGAGGTTGACCAGTCAACTACGCAAACCAGTCAACCTAGCGAACCACACCAGTCAGCCACGCTGACTACACCAGTCAACTTGGCGACAAAACCAGTCAGCGAGGTTGACACTATCCATCATTCCATCATTTATCCATCTGTTAATCCATCATTGGGTGATTCAGAGAATGCACCTAAGGCTAAAGCAGAACCTAAGGTAAAACGCATTACTAAAAAACAAGCTGGCATCAATCGTCTTGTTGAACTTGGTTGTGAAGAGAAATATGCACATGACTGGATGGTAGCTCGCAAAGGATCAGAGCTTACAGATTCAGTTATTGAGAACTTAGTTGAACAAGCAAGCAAAGCCAATATCTCTTTAGCAACGGCAATTCAATGGTCAGCTAAGAAAGGCTACCAAGGATTTAAAGCAGATTGGTATTTGAAAGACCAACAACCTCAACAGAACTGGAATTCAGGCTACCAGTCAGCCGCTCAACAGACAGCAAATGAACAAGCGAAGTGGGATGACTTCTTAAACGGTGATTCACACTTTGTGGATGTCTCGCCAAAAAAGCCATTACTGATTGAGGAGGTGGGTCATGCGTGAGTTCACCTTTGAAGACGCTATTCGCCTAATCGGGAAAATGCGTGGGTTTTACGGGAAGAAATTCGCAGATCAATGGGCAGGTGTGGATCCTAAAGATATCGCTGAATCAATGGTTGAGTGCTTTCATGGATTAACAGCAGAAGATTTCAAACGTGGTGTAACCAAGATGATGAAATCAACATTCTGTCCATCAATCCCAGAGTTTCGTTCATGGTGTGAGCCTAAAGCATCTGATTGGTTAGATTCACATGAAGCTTGGGCAATAGCTAAAAACTCAATCGAATATGGTACTGGTCGTGAAATGACTGTGGTGTGGACTGAGCAAGCCGCTAAAGCATTCGAGAAGTGTGCTGACTTGGTTGCTACTGGTGACAAATTCCAGTT